GAAATGATGTCAGAAGAATATGATGGGAAAAGTTGTGAGGGTTGGTTGGCTGGAAGAATAGAGAGAAAATATAGAGTGTAATAAATGGGAGTAAAATTATGACTAGAAAAGATTATATAAAATTCGCAAAGGGTTTTAAGCAATTAAAAAAAGATGTTAAAGGAAATTATATTGCTGAGGCTCATTTGCAGGATTTTATCAATAATACTATGGATATTTTTTACCTTGACAATAAAAATTTTAGTAGTAAACTATTTACTAATTATATTAATGACTAAAAAAGGGAGTAATAAACTATGATTTTTACATATAGAAATAGTCTAATAAAAACATTTTGGGCTAGGAACACAGCAGTTCGTAGACAGGATTTATATAACTTGATTAAAATATATAAGTTGTATACAAGTTGGAACGAAGATGTAAGTCTCCTCGAAGATACTATTGAAATGGAAGATATAAGAAGTAGAGGGTATTTTGGGAATAAAGATATAGTAAATGAATTATACGAATTAGTTAGGACAATCAGACCTTATCAGATTAGTAATTTATTCGAGGGTACTAATAGTTTAGCCATGAGTTGTGAAAATTCATTAAGTGATAAAATAGTAAATTTATATAATAGAATAGAACATTGGCTAAGAGAAGATATATTTGAAGGTGAGGTATTTTTATGTGATAGATGTGAGGAAACCTATGACAATAGTGAATACGATTCAGAATATGAGGTGTGTGGCAGTTGTGCTGACACTTATCGAGAAGAAGAAGAATATGAAAATGGCGAATACCATGACGACTGCTCTTATGAACACGAACAATACTGCTCAAATTATTCAACAAGGGTAGAGGAACGAATTGGAGTTAAGTATCGAGAAGATGAAACTATTGATACTAATTTGAATACTACTAAGGCATTGTTATATGGTGTAGAATTAGAGGTTATGGCTAGAAATTCAATGCCTAATGATTTTCCTGAAACACTAACAGACTATAATAATTGGTTTTTATGTAAAAGAGATGGTTCACTAGAAGAAGCTAATGGTGGGTTTGAAATTTGTACTGCTCCGAGTACCTTTAAATTTTTAAAAGATAGATTTTCAGATATGTTTAATAGTGATTATTGGACAGATGAAAATGGGAGTACCTATGTTAGAGGTTGGAATACTGAGTGTGCTGGGTTGCATATCCATATTAATAAGAGAGCATTAACCCCTCTAGAAATTGGAAAATTATTAGTATTTATTAATGAAAAAAAGAATAAAAGATTTGTGGAAGATATTGCAGGTAGAAATATGAATCGTTGGTGTTTATCTCACCCTAAAAATGTTAAAGACGGACAATATAGAAATGACGATAGATACCAAGCCGTTAATACAAGCAATAGAAATACAGTAGAATTGAGAATATTTAGGAGTAATGTATCGGAGTATGGTTTTATGAGAGCCTTAGAATTTACTGACGCATTGGTACATTATTTGAAACAGACTTCAATAAGAGAACAAAGTTTAGAATATAAATCCTTTGTTAATTATATGAAGAAACCTGAAGTTAGGAGTGAATATCCTAACTTTTGGAATTGGTTAATTACTAACGGATATGTACTTGGAACACCTAGTCGGAGTATCGCAAGGCAATTTGAAAGTGTTAGTAATGGCTAATAAACTTTTAACTTTAAACAATAACAATGAAAGGAAAGTAAATTATGTGTTTAATAATTAAAACTAATAATCCTCGTGAGTTAGATGAAACACTTATGGAATGTGCTTATCAGAATAATTCTGACGGCTTTGGAGTTATGTTTTACAACAAGGGAAAAATTCATACCCATAAGATAGTTCCAAAAAACTATAAGGACATTCACAAAATGTGGAAGAGCTATAAAGATTTGAATACACAAATTGGTATTCATTTCAGATTTACAACAGCAGGGAATACTTGTAGAGATTTATCACACCCATTCCAAGTCTTAAAAAAAGGTGAGAATGGAGCTGATAGAGATTTATGGGTAATGCACAATGGAGCAAAACTACCGACACCAATGATTGATAAGAATAAGTCGGACACCCACCAATTTATCAAGTGGGTTATCAGACCCCAATTACTTAACAATCCTAACTTACTTTACAATGCCGAGTGGACGGAGGCTCTTGAAGAATTAATAGGTAGTGATAAACTATTATTTCTTGACGGCAAGACGCAAGAGTTTACTATCATCAATCAAGATGAGGGTAAAGAAGTTAAGAATGTAGGTTGGGTGTCTAACACTTATTCTATTAGTCGTGGTGTTGGCTATGACTATGACATTGACAAAGGTAAAAAGGTTGTTAAATCAAATTGGTTAAGTGATTACGATTTGTATGGGAATTATAATGGTAGTTATAGTAATTATGGAAACTATACTACTAAATATAATAAATCCTACAATACAAATTGGGATAGTGTTGAAGATGACATAGATATATATGCAAACGGACAATCCTTAACTGATGATGACTTGGGACATTTAACAGTTGATGAAATGATTGAGATAGCTGAAACAAATCCAGTTGGTTTGGGTATCTTTGTTCACGATTTATATAACTATGGAAACAATAAAAAATAAGAAGGGAAAGCATAATGAATATTAAAAAACTTTATAACATTTATTTTGATTATCAAGATTGTAATCCTCCTCAATATTTAGGTACTACAAATAATCTTGAGAGGTGGTTAAAAGAAAACAATGAGAATAGACAAGAGGGTTTTAAGGAAACCCTTGATGACTTTTTAATTAAAGAATGTATGTGCTATTTGTATGACGACAAATAAAAGGGGGAAGAAAACATAATGAAATCAAACACTTATAAAAAAAAGAAAAAACTTCTTGACATTTATGATGAGTCTGCTATACTAGATGAAAATGTAGATGAGTTTTTATTTGGGCAAGATGATGATACTATTGTTAGTGGAATCAATCAAGTTGAAGATGAAACTTACGATTAATAAATAACAAAGGGAGTAAAAAATATGAATAAAGATTTTACATTTTTATTAGTTGCGTCTGGTGTTGTGCTAGGAATAACTATAGCTTTAATAATCTTAACAGTAAATGGAGTAATATAATCATGAGTAAAATAAAAAATTGGTTAATGGAAATGCAAGAATATTCTTGGTACTTATTAGATAAAATGCAAGAAGAAGAATTAACTTTAACACATACCAGACAATTATTTATTGATAAGTATGGTACTAACCAAGTAGATGTATTTGATAGTTCTTATGAGGGGTTATTGAATGAGTCGCAACTATTTTTAGATTGGTAATAGTAATGAGTATGTTAGAACATGATGAGTATCTTGAAAATAAATTTGAACAGTATCAAGAAGAGATAGGTGTTGAATATGAAAAACATTTTTCAGATAATGAAATGTATATCATTAAACAAATTAGATTGGGTCAACTTGCTATGGATATTATGCGAGAGCAACTAATAGATTTCTTTAATGCAAATCCTTTTGGCATAGAAGAAAACTATGCTGACTATTCTATGTGTAAAGATGAAGAGCTACTTGAAAGATTGAATATAGATTTAGGGGAAATAAACAATGCCTAACGAATGGATGTATAATATCGTTAAAATATTAGATGAATATTATAATGCTAAAATAGATGAGGCTCAATGTATATCTAAAATAAATACTATTACAAATGATTACGAAGAAGAATTTAAATTATTTGAAAAACAATTTGACATTAGTTAAATAATATGATATAATATAATACTATGCTTAAAAGAATAATAAAAACATTATGGGTACAAAACCCCACAAAAGATATAGCTAATTATAATACTGAACCAGACCCAGAAGATTTGACAGTAGATAATGCTTATAAAACTAGGTGGATTTGGTATCACACAATACTAGGAATAGAATTACTCTTTATAATTATACTCTTAGCAGGAATTTTAATTACTTTAGCTATTAAATTATGATTAAAAAAATAATATTCTTATCTTTCTTACTTTTTTTTATAAGTAATTGTGGTAAGGATAGTGGGTTTGTTTACTCAAACGAACAAGAATTCGTAGAGCAAGTTATAAAATGTGCTAACGAGTATAACAATATAATGGGGTATGAGAATAGTATACCACTACCTATTGTAGTAGGACAAGCAAGTCTTGAAAGTGGGTATGGTACCTCAAGATTTGCAGAACAAGGAAATAATTTATTTGGGATTAAAGAATTCAATACCGACAAACCTTATATTGTTTCATTAGATAATAGTAAAATAAAATTAAGAAAATATAAAAACAAATGCGACTCAGTTAAAGACTATATGCATATGTTAAATACGAGTAAGTTATATAATCATTTTAGATTTGAAATAATGACACAAGACTTATCTAATAATCAAGATTTAAATAAATTAATTAATACTCTAAATATATATGCAGAAGATGAAGAGTATGGACAAAAATTAATTAATACAATAAACTATCTTTATAAGAAAGGGTATTTAAGTAATGCCTAGAAAAAAAGGATTTACAAAGTTTGATATTGACTTGGCTTATGGACAAGTAAGAGAAAATAAAGTCAAAGATATGTTTGAAAACAAAACCATTGAGGTCAAAAGTGAAAGGTCTTGGTGGAGAAAGACTGGAAATATAGCTATTGAATATGAGTATAGAGGAAAACCTAGTGGTATATATGCAACTGAAAGCGATTACTGGTTTCACCGATTAGAGTTAGACGAGGGAGAATTTTGTACACTTGTTTTTCCCACACCCATACTTAAAAAAATTGTAGATACATACAAAGATAAACTTACAAAAAATGTAGGAGATAGTAAGGCTTCTAAGTGTGTACTCATACCAATAAAACAAATCTTTAATGAAACATTTTACAAAGAAGGAGAAAACAAATGAACATAGAAGCAGTAAAGACTAGAATTAAACTTCATGAAGGGTTCCGTCTTGAACCATACACCGATACCGAGGGTTTTTTAACTGGGGGTTTTGGACATAAGATACTTGACGGAGAAACTTTGCCAACAACTAAAGAGGGCTGGGAAGAACTCTTTGATAAAGATTTTGATAGAGCGTATGAAGGAGCTATGGAAATTTTTGAGGGTAAAGTAGATAACATATACACTCAAGGCTTAGACCAAAATACTATTGATGTAGTTAAAGGAGTGCTAGTAGAAATGGTATATCAATTAGGTAAGTATGGTGTACTTAAATTTAAAAATTTTCTAAAGGCGTTAGACGAGGGAGATTTATCAAGAGCCTCAGAAGAAATGCTTGATAGTTTATGGGCAAGACAAACACCTAACAGAGCAAAAGATTTAAGTAGTATTATCAATGGGTTGGAATCTTAAACCTCCTCCAGATAAAATAGATAAAGCTATTTTATTTTTAATTATATTATTTTTACTTTTACAGTTATAATGAAAACATATAAA